TGAACCGCTTCTTTCTGCGTAGGCGTGCGCTTCTGAGTTTGAATGAACTCATCGAATGCGCTCTCGACCCTGTCATTGAGTTCAGCCGCTTTTAAAGATGCCTCACGGGCTTTACCACCAAGCACCTCTTCGCCGCCGAACTTGCCGGACACGGCCTGATTAAATAATTCCTTTTCTCCTTCTTCAAGAAGATCGTATTGAGTTTGATCAAATACCGCCACGCGTTTGTTGTTTTCGGTCTTAAATCGGTTTTTGGCAAACTCTTGGAAAAGTTCCAATTGCTGTGGTCCCGTTGTTTTCGCTACCCTGTCGGCCTCCTCTTTCGAAAATCCAAATTGCTGTAATTTTTCAGGCATGCGCAAAAGGCTTTGTGCGGCAGGCTCTTGTGAGCGCGTCTTGTATTCGCCAAACGCTCCCGACTTCATCAATTCCTGTACACCATCCAGCATCCATTTTCTTTTGGCACTCTCAGAGCGGCCTGCGCTCGTTGTATTCCGCTTCACAACTGCGTCAATGTTGGACGTGAAGCGTTGTGCCTGGAACTGATCGACACCCATTGCCGCCGCCTCGCGCTGAATTTTTTCAAACTTTGCGCCAGTCGTGTCCTTTGTTGGATCGTAGGTCAAGACGCGGTTGTTGATGAAATCGTTGAACTTTGCGGGGTCAGCAGGAAGCCCGGCCTCGCGGCGCTTGATGGCCGACATGATAGGCGTAGCGTCCTCTACGGTCATTTGACCTTCTGCTACTTGCCAATTGATTTCGTCGGCGCTGGGAAAAATGCCATTAGCTGCGTCATAGTTTAGCTTGCCGTAAAGCGCGGCGCTGGCCTTATTCTTCTGCGTCTCAACTTTCTGAGTATAGAACTGAGTCGCCTTCGCTTTCGCAATGGTCTTTTCGTCCTTGCTCATCAAGGTAGAATTTTCAAAAACGGCGACAGCGCTATCCAAGTCTGGTTGTTCTTGCTGCAAAAAAGCATTTGCTGCATCATTTTCAATTTTCAAATTAGCGGCATCGGCCTGCTTGTAAAACTCCGTTTTCCACAGCGCTTCTTGCTCATCCGTCATGCTGCCAGCAACTTTCAATTTGAAAGAGTCGTCGATTCCACTGTAGTTGCCCTTTTTCGCGGCCTCGCCCGCTCGCAGTTTGATGGCATCAACAGACCGCCCGACCGCATGCTGGAACGCCGCGCCTTGCACAGCGATTGCTTTCTTTCCAGCCCATTGGTTAAAGCCAGATGTTAAGCGAAGCCTTGCACCATCCGTGAGCTTCATGCCGTCGATTCGATTTTGAATCTCGGTCTGGCGCTTTTGCCACTCAGGTAGCCATTGGTCCTGATCCGTGGTCGTCTGCTGGAACTGCTGAAACTCCAGTGCGGTGCGCTGCATGTCGCCCTCGGCCTCGATGAGTTGGCGCGTGTCGTTCGCTTCGGCTGTCTTTTGCGCCATGACCTGGAACGCCTCCGACGCCTGCCCAAGAGCTTTCGCCCATTGCTCACCCTGGCGCGGAATGGGAGTCTCGCCGATAGGCAGGTTTTGCGCCATTGGAACACGAGCGCCTTGTGGGGCGGCGGGTAAAGCGCCGCCGTTTTGGAGAGGGATTCGAGCCATGTTTAATATCCTGCGGGACGTTGAGAGACTGGGCGCGGTTTGTATCCGGCGGGCATTGGGGAGTTGAATGGAGCGGCGCTTGTTGATTTTGGCGCGGAGGCATAGACGTTATACATCGAAGATGCGCCGGAAAGTAGCGTTGCTCCCAGGCTTGGGCCTTCTCGTTGCTGCATCAGTGCATTGTTCGTGTTCACCTGCCCAAGCGCCAAGGCATTCTCGCGCTCATAAGCAAAGTTGCGCATGGTGACATCACGCTGATAAGCGGCGTCGTTGAGTTCCTGCTGCTGCTGCACGGCAGTATTTGCCAGAATTTCCAACGGCGTGCCGGTGATCTGGATGCCCTGGCCGCTCATGGCGGCAAGCTGCGTAGATCGGGCGCGTTGCTGATCCATCGCCATGCGTCGGCGAGCTTCCGCCGTTTCGTTTGCGGTTTGCGCGGCCTGAGCGTCAATCTGCTTCTGTTGTCCAATGGCATTCAGCCGCGCTTGTTCCGCTGCCGCCTGTGCGTTTCTGTTGGCAACTTGAGTTTGCTGCTGCGCACTGGCGTAGCTGGCATAAGTGGAAGCAGCAAAAAGCGCAAGGCCGATGATAGTTTCAATGCCCATAATTTAAACGGAGTACATGCAGTTGACGTGATGGCTATTGGCAACAAGCCCTCCCGTTTTTTTGATGAACGGGACCATGTCGGGATTGGCTGAAATTTTGAAGGCTTTTACCTGCCGCCCGCCCGCTTTGTTGATCTCTCCAGCGAGGTGTCGAAAGGAGCCGATGAGCAAGGACCAGCATTCGATGGCGATCTTCTTGGTGAAACGCGGCGAAGCATAAACGTGGTCGATCTCCATGAGCGCCGTGTCGAGGATGGTAGCTGCCCAGGCGCACAGCATAGGAACGTCATCATCTAACGCCAACACGCCGATGGGCGAGAGGAAATCGTCGTCCAACACGCAGCCACGCCGCTTCGCCCACGTCCGCAGGAGCGGCATGTCGTCGGAAGTGATGAAGCGCACGGTAATCATGAGCCGGAAATCTCTGCTTTGAGCACGAAGCCCAGGAGGTTAAAAGGTGTCGGATCGGAATGCTTGAAGGTAAGCTCGATGGCGTCTTTCCATTCGGGCGTGATGTGCTCTTCAATCCGCCCCGTGTGCGGGATGATAGCTCCCCCCGCCGTAGTTGCAAACGCAGGATAGCCAATGGCATCGCCGGTCAATGCCGGGTCATCAGAAACCGTGCCGCCGATAGAAGCATGCAGCAAGAGTTGCAGTCGCTGTGCGTTGAACTTGCGGCCTTGTGCCGTGCCGTCTCGAAAAACTTGTTCAATGGGTTCCGGTTGCAACGTGGAGGTGATAGGCAGGCCAGCAAACAAACTCGTCACCGCTGCCGTCGTCAGCGTCACCGCGCCGCTAGCAACAGTCTTTGTCTCGGTGCGGATGCCGTCCACGCGCAAAGTAATCGCTGCCGCTTCGAGGTGCGACAATCCAGAAACCGCAGTGCCGGTGACGGTAATTTTCTTGGCGCAGTCTAGGTAGCAAAAATCGGTTGGAGTGTCGAAATTGAACTCCTGCGCAGTCGGGTAAAACCGTTCGATGTAGCGCTTCGTGGATCCGTTGATCGTGCGCTTTACCACCGTCCAAACTCGATCCGCGTCGCCATCGCTGCGAACTGTGGCGACGGACTCAAATAGCCCACCGCTCGTCGTGCGACGGAACCATGCGGCAATCTGGTTGTCGCGATTGTAGGAGAAGCCCAAAAGCGTGCCGTTTGTCAGCACGCACCAAAGAACCGGATCAGGTTCCGCTTGATATACGAAATCAACAATCCCGCTTTTTGTGATGTGCTCCGCCCGCAAAGTCATATCTGGCGACTTGTAGTCATCGCTCGTGAAGGCATAAGCAAATTCAAAAACTTTGCGGCCAGTGAGTGAAACCCAAAGCAAAGAATCCCGCGTTTGAATAGCCGCCAGTGGCGAAGTGCCAGAGCGGTTGCGTTGAATAGCTTGAATGTTTGTTGGCTTCAAAACCTCAGATCCGTCGCCAGCGCCTTGCACTGTCCATTCCTCGCCGTCTGTGCCGATCACTAGCCCCTGTCGATAACTAGCAATCCAACGGACAAGATTCGCCTCGGTCGAGTTGAGAGTGATGTCCATGCCTTCGCTGTCTTCATCTCCAACGGCAAAATTAAAGTAATCATCAACATTGGAAGCGCGGACTCTGTTTGGCTCTTTTATTGTGCCCCCAAACCAAAGCCGTTGATTGTGAAGGCCGACCGCGCCGGGATAACCATTTTCGGAAGAAAAACTTGAGCGATAAAACGTCGTAACAGCTACACTTGGAATTGTATCAGGAAGCATGCCTCCAGCCAACAGCGGAGCAAACTTGCCACCTTTTTTCTGCATTGGAATTTTTTGTGTTGGATCTACAGCTTCAATCCTGACAACCCCTAGCTGTGGCGTACTCAAATTTATGCCCAAGCGATACCATGCGCCTTCAACTGGAGATCTTGCGTTGTAAAGTATGTTGCCAGCATAGACACTGTTAGTAGTCCACTCGTTTATTTTGTTAAAAGTCAGGCATCCATCAAGGCTCTCGTAAAGATTGATTTGAACGATGGGAGCCACACCCGACGCCCATTCCGTAACTAAGTTGTAATCTCCTTGAAAAAAGCACGTGCCGCTTGGCAGTGCCGTTACTATATTAAGCGACATTGTCGCGCTGTTAGAGAAGTTACCACTACTGCCTTCAATAATGATAATGTCCCCATTAACTAAAGAGTTGGCAATGGTTGCAGGAGATGAAGACAAATTGTAAGTTCCGATTTGCGCATCACTCGTTCTTGCTGGCTTCCAGTATGTTTGCCAATTATTGCCGCTCAATGGCTCATTTGCAGATGTTGCCGTATGTCCAAGAATGCATGTATAAACCAACCCACCAGCTTTCCGCATTACTGGCGATTGCAGAGTAGAAGCGACATAAACGGTGCCATTCATCCACTCTTCAAGATTGTCGTTCGTGTTATCTTCGGTAATAGTGATTGTTGCCCCCGTGCTCGAAAGCTCATGTTCAGTCAACGGCGGGAAGGTGAAATCAACCTCACCAATCATGAACGAATAAGCAGGCTCCGTGCTCGCCGCGCTAGACCATGCAGATCCAGCGATGAATGCGCTTCCCGAGCCGGTCGAGACGGATTCGATGATAATCGGCGGATGATTCTGCTGGGCAATAACCACCGAGCGCCCAAGCTGCTTCCATTGGAGACTGGCAAGCTCCGCCTCGGTGTAGCTGTTCGGCCACTCCATGAGTATCGCCGTTTGGTCCGCTCCGGTTGAAAGATTGTAAAACGTGGCGCTGGTCAGCGCATAGAAGTTCGCAGCGACGCCAGAGAATGCGCCAGAAGCATAGGAGTGGTCTTTTATGCAGACATAAGTTGTGCCGCTATTCGTGACGAGCTGGCCGCGAACATAGGAACCTCCCGCCGCCCACGCCGGGACAGAGTAACCAGAACGAAGCCGCAGCCTCGCTGGATCATCTTCCTTGAAAAAGCGGATATATCCCGCGCCGACCTCAAGAATGTAGTTCTCGTCTCGATTTATTTTGATAGGCACAAGCCGGACCTTTTTTGTCGAGTCCTTCACCTCGCCCAGGTATTGCGTGCCGGGCGTTTTGAACGCTCCACCGTAAGGGCGAACCATGAAGTTTTCCATCTGCACGCAGCCGGAACGGTAGCCGTCGAAATCCACACGGCCATTCATCAGCGGCGTGAGTTCGCCACCGTTGAAGTTGACGTTGAGATGGTGGAATTCAGGCATGGCTTATTGTGTGGAGATGAAGCCGCGACGTGAGCGAACGAGCGCGGAGTCGTAGGACGGTGGAAGAGCGCGGCCTTTGCCTTGGCGAGAATCCTTTTGCTGCGCCGCTGGTCCGATCAGGCGCTCGAACTGACCTCGAAGCTCTGCGGCTCGTCCAGCTGGTCCGGTCAACTCCTGCGCGATGTAGGACGCCAGCACCAGGGCAAAGGCATTAACAAACTCCTGCGGCCAGTTGGCGGTGGTGGTTTCTTGGAAAACGTAGGAAAGCAGGATCTCGTCAGCGTCGCACAAGATCTTCGAGCCTTCGACCGCGTAGCGCTGTGAATCTTCCTCGTTGCCTTCCAACCCGTTGACCTTGTTTACGCGAAGGCAATCGTTCGGCCTTGCATGCTGGTAGTCCCAGCCAAACAAAGGTGCCAGAATCCATTCGCCCGTGCCGCTTGTGTGAGCGCCGCTGAAAACAGATTCTTGCAGGTCGAAAGTGTTGGCGTTGACGACCGTCACGTACCAAGTCCCATTTGCAGCCGGGACGCCTTCAACGTCCTGAATGTGAACGCGATTGCCAGTCGTCAGGCCGTGAGACGTGGCCGTGACGCGGATCTCGTCACTTGCCCCAGCGTCAGCCAGCGCCACGCCTGACAGCGCCGTCCAGGTCAGCGTCAAACGCGCACGCTTAGCAGCAAAGTTCCACGGGTGCGAAGCCAGCGCCTCGTCGCGTGCCGCATCGAACCACTTGCGGCAGACTCGCGCCTGCTGCGTGGCATCGGTGTCGAGGTTTGTCATCTCCTTGGCAGAGATGAGCGACAGCGCAAGATTGGCGATTTCAGTTTCAGTCATGGCGTTTCAAAATGAAGCCCTCGCCGCCCACATGAAAGACGACGAGGGCTAAGGACTCCACCAACCACGAGGAGATTTTAGGCAAGCGTGTAAGCGATCGTCCAAGTCTGTGTGTGGGAAACGCCGCTTGTAACGGTGCCCCAGGTGACATAAATCCAGGCTTCGTCAGTCAACGTCACCGGCGTAATTGCAGCAGCGCCAACCGTGCTGTTAAAGTTCTCAAACCCGGCAGCATTACCAAGAGCAATGCCTGTGGAATAACCGTCAGCATCGCCGGTTCCATCGTCGTAGATGTAGCCCACGGTGCCTGTGCAGGCATCGCCGGGATCGCCGTGATCCACAACGCACATGTGAGGAAGCACGCGAGCGCCTTTCGGCAAACGCGCGAGGTAGAGCGGGTCAGCAGTCGCGGCGGTGTAGCCGGTCTTGGTGACTTGCAAAACATGCAGATTGCCGCCTGATTGTTTGAGGTTAGGAGCTGCGCTCATATCAGAAAGCGCATCCAGTTGGGACTGTCCAAAGGTAGTGTAAACAAGAGCCATAATAGTAGAGAATTGAGTTCAGGAATGGAGAAAGAGCGGGAGCCTTTCGACTCCCGCTCAAGATTGGGTTACGGGCTTTCGTCCGCGTAGATGCGAACGACCTTTTCGTTTTCGGTGCGAACAGCACCGCAGCGATAGACGCCACGGATCTGTTTGCAGTGGCGACGGCTTGGCAGCATGTCCATGTGGGTGTTGCGGCCACCTTCGGCGAACTTGATGCCGGACTTGTGCCACGCGAAGCAGGTGCGGACATCGGTCGAAGTGTTCCGAGTCAGCAGTTCGGTGCGAACGAACTTGAAGCCAAGGAAGCGGTCGATCTTGCCGTCCACGAGCGCTTTCACGCTCGCGTAGTCTTCGGAGGTCATTTTGTCCACCAACAGCATATCTTGGAGCTGCTGTGAGGAGTGAGCAAAATAACGGTCGCCGTCATCGACTTCCTGCTCGTCCAAGAGCTTCTTGGCGCGGCTGATCTTCGCCAGTGTCAGGCCGCTGTTAGCGGTCGAACCAGAGGCGACGTAATCAGCAGCGATGGACATCCCGCCAG